AGCACATTCGAATTTGCCGTTTCAAAAAAGGAATTGCTAGGTGATACAGCAAACCAACCGCTTTACAATCAACTAAACGAACGCTCTTTCATTTCCTTCAAACATAATGGCCAAACGTACTTGTTTAACATTATGAAGGTCGAAGAAAACGAACGATGGGTGAGATGCTATTGTGAGAACCTGAATCTTGAATTGATAAACGAGTACACGAATGCTTACAAGGCTGAAAAAGCTATGTCATTTGCAGAATATCTCAATGCGTTTGATATTCCTCAATTTGCAATGGTAACGCTCGGTGTCAATGAAGTCTCTGACCAGAAAAAAACACTTGAATGGGAGGGACAAGACACGAAGTTAGCAAGGTTGTTGAGCTTAGCTAATAAATTTAATGCTGAAGTTGAATTTGTGACTAGACTTAATGACGATAGCTCTATTAAACAGCTCGTTCTGAATGTTTACCATCAAGCGGACGATTCACACGCTGGCGTAGGTCGAATTCGTAGCGATATCCGTCTGACGTTTGAAAAGAACATCAAATCGATGACGAGAAAAGTTGATAAGACCGAAATCTATACAATGATTGTCCCGTACGGGAAGGCAAAAGAGCAACCCGAGAACGGCCCTGAAGTGCGAGTCTATATTGGTGGTCTCCCGGCTTGGGAAGAGAAGAACGATAAAGGGATTGTTATCTTCAAGCAAGAGGGGAATTGTCTCTATGCGCCTCATGCAGCCAACTTGTATCCTTCAACCTTTGGTGCCTCGACTCAAGAAAATAAGTGGATTCGAAAAGACCTAGAAGTTGACAGTGATGATCCAAAAGTTATCCGTGCCGCAGGAATTGCGAATTTGCGAAAAAATGCCTATCCAGCTATCACTTACGAAGTCGATGGGTTCGTTGATGTCGAGATAGGGGATACTATCACAATTCACGACAAGGGCTTTGTCCCGTCGCTCGACGTAAGGGCTCGTGCTATTGAGCAAAAGATTAGTTTTAGCAATCCAGCAAATAACACAACAACTTTCGGTAATTTCAAAGAGCTTGAAAATAGGACGTCGGGAGACCTTAGAACC